CCACCGATCATATTGAGCGCGCCGGTATAGGCCTTCATTAATCCTTGACCGGCTATGAATAGCCCGTGGAGCGCAACCATGGAGGCTGCCATCAGAACCATTTCGGCGCCAGCCGCCTTGATGGCTAGCTTCAAGCCACCCATTGTGAGGCCGCCGAACTTCTTGATGATTCCGTCTAGATCATCGAAGTGTTTCTTCCAGCGACCATCAGTTCTGTTGATCGAGTTGAGGAGATCTCTGTTGTAGCCCTTGGCTACAAGGCTGATGCTCTTTTCAGCGGTTTTTGCAGCGGCTCCAATTTGAAGGAGGCGACGACGGGCTTTTCGAAGCTCGTCTTCCCCCTTAAGCTGGGCTCTAATAATGAGTGACGTATCAGCCATAAATGGTCACTCCTGCCCCGAGCCGGACGGACGCTAGTTGGGAGAGTGAAGCTTTCTTTCACGTTCCGCTGCTTCACGATCGTTCTCTATAACTTTAGCACAGGCCATTAGTATGAACCATTCAGCGTCCGTACAATCTAGTAGCTGTAAGGGGCTAGTGTGAAAGACCTCAGACAGTCTCGCAGCGTTGAGTACGAACGGTTCTCTGCTTAACTCATCGAAGACAGGTTCGTAGGGTCCACCACATCAACGGTATCACCGTAGCCAGCGGCTTCGAGAATTGCTAGCGCTGCTCCTTCAACATGTGGATCGGTACCAAAGAAAGCTCGTACCGCATCCGGGACCGGTTTTGAAGTGCCAGTCATCTGCAAGACTTCGTCTGCTGCGAAGTTGAGGGAATTGCCCATGTCATCGAAGACTTCTTCCCCGTCGAATTCGATACCCACACACGTCTGTCCAATTACCTGGCAGGCAAACTTTGTGGGATCGAGGCCGTTTTTGCTTTCCTCACCAGCGTTTTTACGCCAAGCCTTCATCTGAGTTTGGCTAATGTTGGGGCTGATGCGCAAGAGCACGTTCTTGCGGTCAGGGACCTCGAGTAAGACAACATCTCGTTCAACCTTGGCCGAAATGGTGGCCTTCAGCCTCTCGAGGATGTTTTCCTCTTTGGGGTTGGCGGCAGCAGCGAGATCCTTCGTGGCCTTCTTTGAGGCGGTGGATTTCTCAGCTGCGGCGCCCTCATCGGGTGAATCGTACAATGAGTCGCTCATAGGGCGTACACTAACACAGCGATCACGCTGTGCAGGGAACCGGTAACGCTATTGGATCAAGCGTCGATGCCCTGGATGGCAAACGTGAGTGCGAAAGTCGCTGGAGCTCCTGAGGAAGCATCACCTTCAGCTTCGGTCAAACCGACCAGAAGAGTCTGGCTATAGGTCCTGTCAAGCTTCTTGTTCTCGATATCACAGTCGTAAGTCTGGACCTGCAGGGTGTAGAACGCCTGGCCGACCATGCCACGCAGTGCCTTGATCTTCAAAGCGATACCGGCTTCTCCATCGGAGTCTGCTGTACGGTCGTCATCGAAATGGGCGGTAACAGTGATGTCGCCAATTTCGAATGGGGCACACAAGACCTGAGGATGAAGATCGCCACCTTGATAGATCTTCTCCACGGCAGCGGTAATTTCACCACCAGAGATCTGGGCGAACCTAAACCCTTCCCACTTGGGAGCGTTAGGAGAAAGTGTCGCATCTGGCGTTATTACTGCCAGTACTTGTCTCTGAGCAATCTTGGACATGAGTCAGTCCCTCCCTACACTACTGAATTCGTCAAATTGGACTTGATGATGTCAACTTCGATTTTGTCGCCGACGCTGGATACCCGCAGACCAACCGAAGCCTTAACGAGGCCCGTAGCGAGCTGTGTCACTGGGTTGTTCGCCTTATTGCAAACAACCGTGTAACCGAAGTCGAGTCGCTTACCCTGTGCGTTGAAGGCCTCGTAGAGGGCCCCCTTCCGGCGTAGCGGCTCGAGAATGGCAACCAGTTTTGATTCGACATTGGCCATCATGGAGCCTCGACCGTCAATCACGTTGAAGATCAGATCTTCCAGCGCTGCATTCGCCTGAGTCACCACGGAGTTCACGGTGTCCTGACCGGTGATGTAACGGAAGTTCACGTCATCACCCGACAGGGAGCGTGCGCCGTAGACGCGAAGCGTGCCGTTGATGACCCGGAGGACATTGCAGAGAGCAGTGTCCAGGGTATCGCCGACAGTCTTGTCGATTTCGATTTCGGTGCTTGCAACCCAACGGGCATTCGAGATGATTCCCGCCCCGGGCTGTTGTGGCCCGACCTGGTTGTGTGCCCTAGCTCGAGTTGCGCAGGCATAACCATCCGGCGGAATCAAACGAGTCACACCGACAGTTGAGGTGGGAACGTTGACCCAAGGGAAGTAGCAAGCCGCATGTTCGAGATTTGACTCAGCAGCCGTGATGCCCTCCGTAAACGCCTCCGCCTGTGCAGAAGTCTGCGAAGCGGGAGGATGGATGAAGGCAACTCGGTTGTAAGTGTTGGCGTGGGAGATGAGTCCCTGATAAACCGCAGCAACAGCCGACTCGGGGTTGCACACGGCGCCAGTGCCGTAGGCGTGATTGAAGAGCAGCAGTCCACCCGTGTAAAGGGCAGACGTGATGTTCGAACGGTCATCCGTAGAAGTCGTGGTGCCACCAGTGGGCTGATCCGAGTAGGTCAGTGACTGTGCGGCAATGACAGACGGAATGCCAGTTCCTAGCGCCGTTGCGGTCGCGTAAGAGGCGGCGATAGGACTGCCGTTGATTCGACCAATGATCTGGTCAACGGTTGTGCAGTTTCCAGTAGTGAAGACATCAATGTTGGAGAGTGCAAGCGTGACATTGACGCTGCTGGCGATCGAACCAGCTTCAACCCTGCAAGCAAGGTTGGCTGACCAGTCACCAGGACCGGCTGCAAAAAGCGTGAAGGAGTCAGCAACGGATGCATCCGTAAACTTGTGAGCGCCGGTAGTGGCCGCAGGACCCGCGACACGCGCGATGTAACACTGAGAGCCACCCTCCTCAAAGAAGGTCTCTACCGTGGGGTGGAGATAAGAGTACGACTGATAGATCCCGTAGGTCGCCTCGAATTCGGCGATGCTCCCAACGAGAGTCGCTTTGTTGACCGGCCCACGCTGAGCCATCCCGCAGAAAAACGCCTGCGAAGAGGGGTTAGCCGTATCTGTGGCTGGCCCGGTTCTGACCGCTGTTGTGATTACTACACCAGGCATAACACCTTCCCTATCTTCTTAGGAGCTCTGTATCTTGTTTATTGTACAACACGAGCTTCTGCGTGTTTGTGCAACTGTTGATTATAGATTACCAGATCTAAGGCTTCTGCCCGAGCTGATACCTGAATGGGCTTCAAGCTGGACGTTCCCATTTCGTACCGTCTTGGACTTTGCCATCACCATCACCGTCGCGAGCATTAGCCCTAAACCCGCTTTTTTCCTCAGTATTCACTGGAGGATCAACCTTTTCGACCTTTTTCTTGGGAGCTACCTTTTTCTTGGGAGCTTCGAAATCTTCGGAAATGAGATGAAGAAATCCCCCATTAACGAGTCCCTCGAGAATGTCATTTCTTTCCGGTAGGGCACCGAAATTTCCGATTGGAAGAGAGTGACCCTCTTCGTCAATCTCGCGAATGGCATGTCCCTGGTTGTAAACAACGACGTAACCGTCCTTGGCTGCCCTCTCGGCATCTTCACGCTGGAGGGAGTTGAATACTTGATACGGGATTTTTGCCATGTTTAGATTGTACCTTATTCTTTGGTAAGGATATGACCGCCGACGCTGAACTCGTCCAGAACCTGAAGGTGCCCTGCGGCAATCGCAGATGTTACCATGTCGTTTGGTTTACAAAGCATGTATCCTAACGGATCCACCCTGTGCCCGCAGCAATCACAAGTCTCAATGGGGCCTGTTCCAAGGTTGCGAACAACCACCGCTGAAGAGAGTTCAGTGTCGGCGAACTTCGAATTTGTTAGTGAAAACACATCCGCTGTTCCCCGAGGCAGGTTGCGACAATGACAACTCATTCCGAATAACCCCCTGTGGTGGTATAAGACGTAGTGGTCGGACCCGCCAGAGTCTCGTTGAATCCGACGTTCTTGACACCCAGGGAGATGCCTTCCTCGTCCACGATTCCAAGCGTTTCTCGTGACACGATCTCGTTGATGGCCATGTTGTAAGCAAGGTAGGAACCCGCCATCACCCTGTCACCCTTCAACAAGGTTAGATCGGAGAACTCTTCCCGTAGCGTGTCGGAATCGATCAGCGCTTGCCAGGAGGAGCGAGGATCAGTTGCTTTCAAACACGGTCGATCCAACAGGGCAGCCCGAACGACAGTGGTCAGCCGATCTCTCATTATCGTGGTTTCCTCTGAACCCTCTGTCTTGACCCACACATAAGTCCGCATGGAGTAATCCACTCGATATTCAGGATTTCCTCCGTTGCTTCCAATGTGCTCGAAACTCCCTGTCGAAAGAGCAACCGTGATAACGGTTGGCCAGGTGTCGAGGGCAATTGGTTCATGAACTAAAAATCGTTCGACATTCGGCAAATTGCCTTGATTCAAATCCCAACCGTTCCTATATGACACAAGACGGACAGGGATATCGTTCTTGAGATAGTCGTTGACGTAGCTCTTCGCGAAATGTGCGCCATGCATCAAGTCGTATGCCATTACGCGTCTCCCATATCAAGAGAGCTTCCGGCCAAATAGTTCTTGGCCCAACGTCCCCACTTTTCGCCTGCTTCGGCGGGCTCATATACAAGTTGACGTTTAGGCATCTTGCTAGTGCCCAGCTGATGAAATTTGGCGTGTTCGATGTCGGTTCCAAACCTGGCTTCATGAGCGCCGATGTCGTTGGGGGAGCCATGAAGATCCGAAAGGCTTCTAAACAGCTGACCTGTTTGAATCATCGGAGTGGCCCCCGGAAAATGGATAGATTTCCATGCCGCATAACCCGCGTCGAGTGGAGCCCATCCCCCGACGCGTAGGCCATTGGATGTGAAGTTGGCTTTCCAGTGGTCTTCTAGGTCGTCCCTGATTCGTTCGAAAACGGGATGAAAATCCGTAGCTTTGTTTTCGATGTCGTCTAGGTCATCCTCGATTTCGCTGTAATCGAATTCCGTAGTGATCTCGAGGGTCATCCGGTCTCGACTGGCAGCCCTCCGTCTGATTGTTCTGAAGACTCCCATAATTAGGCGACCCGTACTCGGCGATAGCGCTTCAGCGCCAACAGCTCCCTTTCGGAAAAACCAGTTTCCATGGGCGCAACATTCCTGGGTTCGAGATCCTTGATGCCGACAACATCATCGTGCATGTTCTGCATCTCTCGAGTAGCCGCTCGCAAAATCATCAATTTCAGTACAGGGATATTGATGCCAGCCAGTCCGGCGTTGTACACGACCGTGATCTTGTCGTCTGCCGATCCCCGATAAACATCTATGCCCCATCGACGGGCGACGTACTCCGTCCCTGCCGTCAGGGCTACAGCAGTACTTCCGGGAGTTACCGGGGTCAACGTGACACTCGTAACTGAATTTACAGGACTTTGCCGCAGATAGACCGTTGCCGGTGGATCGGTATAGGAGAGGAAACCGGTCGTTTTTGAGTCGAGCCTGTTGTCGTAGAAAAAGGATGCCTCTGGCACGCCAAGGTGATTCGAATCGAGGATGTAGTCCTCGGTAAAAACAGCGGCTTCACACGGGCGACCGAGATAGCTATCTAGCTCAGACTGAAGTCCAGCCAGCACGAGATCGGCCGCATCTTCCTGGCGTAACGACAGGGAAATGTCCATGTAAGTCTTTAAGTCATTTTTAGTAACTAGGGCCATGTATCGACTCCCCGCTCCCGCTACGCAATAGAGGGTCGACGACGACGCCCCTGGCGTAGAATGTCACGAACCGACCGGTCCCCGCCGCCACCACGGCCACGGAGTCGACGAAACAAGCGTTGGCCTAAAGTACGTCCCACACTGCGGACACGGCCTGGGCGTCGGGTAATTTCGTCTGACCTGCTACGGGGTGCGGGCATGGCAACACCTTCCTGGAATCTCCAATCCAGTGTAGCATTAAGCCTTACACAGTGGGAGCTGTTACCTATCAGGCGTAGGGGGTTTCTCAATCGTTTGGGACTTAGCCGCCACCGCTTCGGCCGGAGCTTCGATGGGAACCCAAGCTCTCGAATAACGATGATTTGGCACTTTCCGATACTTGATGATCGAGCCATCCAGCATCAGTTCCAATTCGTCACCCTTCATGTTGAAGTGTCGCAAGAAGTCCTCGATTTCGAAATATCCAGAACGCTTCAACTGTTTGACGATTTGGGACAGTTTGTGAGCGACCATGTTCCCGCGCCCACGGTTGAGTTGGACATGCAAGGCCATGGCTTCCGCAGTTCCACAGTCAATGAGTTGAACCGGAATACCGTCTATGAACTTTTCACTAAGATGCTTATTGCCCCTGATGGCCTTAAGTCGTTGCGCTCCGTCGATAATAAGCATCCCTTCAGACTGGACAACCATGGGGCTGAGCATGCCGTATTCCATCAACGAGTTTGCAAGAACCAGGAGATCCGGACGCAGGATGTAAGTGGCGTTCCATTCAGGAACGTGGAGCGATTCAACTCCGAAGGTATGCAATTTCGTCATGTGACCCTCCCTAACCTCGACCTTCAAATGAGTCTAATAGGTATGGTATCGCCGATTGAACGTACCAATCTTCTGGTTCCATGCCGAAAGTCTCACGGAACGCTTTAAACCAACTTGGGTCAGTTGCACTGCTGGGTTGGTTGATGGCTAGCCAGAACTCGTTGATCTTCTCATCACCAAAGTCATAGAACAGCTTCTCGTTGACCAACAGCCCGATCGGGTAATAGATCTCGTAAGTACAGTCCTGTTTCCCTGTTGTCAAGTTGTGTCGAGTTCGGTTTAGGAGTCTCAGCAGATCGTCTTCTGCCCTGTGGGTTATTTGCGAGATACGAAGACCGCGCAGACGGTCGGGATGTAGGCCGAATGGGATTGTGTATAGCTCGGCATGGCCTTCGCTAAACCAGCAGGGCATGCTCAGCCACGGACACGCCATGCCGTTGAGGCCATCCACTGGGTCGGGTGCGTAGTAGGCCAAAGACAGTGCACGTTTCCAATCCGTGCACTTTTCTGTTGTCGAACCAGCCGCGAGGTGCTGGAACCAGTGGGTGCTTTCGTGGCGAGCCACCAAGGGAGCGCTGAATGCGCCGAAATATTCGAAATCGACATCACTGCCAGTGACGGTGACGATGTGTGGCATTCCCAAATGGTCGGTATCCACCATCCCGATGCTCTTATTTGAACTAGACCTCGCAAACCATCCAGCGTCGTAGAGGCTGTAATCGCCTCGGAGGGGTGGAGACTCCGGATGAGTAATCGACTCCCACCAGTCTTGGTCATCATTACTCATCACCGTGAGCGGAACAGTTTGAGGGAAGTCGAATGCTCCAGACCAAAAGCTGATGCTGTCCACATACAGGGTCACTACAGGCTTTACGCGGTCAGGAGATAAACCCGGAGCAACCTGCAAGTCAATATCCTGACCCGTCCGGTGTCGCTCGACCGCGAGATCACGAACATCCTCGTATACCTGTTCCCAGATTGGTGGCGGAGGCTCGATCGGATATCCCGGCCCACCACAATAGGCCGTCAGCAAGGACATGATTAGTAGTAGTGATTTCATTAGTCAATAATGCCTTAGTTAGTAATTTCGGCGGCTTTCCTTCTAAGCGTATCGGCCCGAGTCTTTGGTCCCACCGGAGCGGCAGAGGCAACAGTGAGCTCATTCAATAACAAGTTTCGAATAAGCCAATTGATTGGGTAAGAATATTCGTCTCGAGCGTGCTTCTTGCGAAACTCAGCGGAATAGGCCTTAGCTCGCTGAGTCTTGGTGGGGCCAATCATGAAGTCGTCTATGGCCCGAGAAACCCCGTCCCAGCCCTCTGACGCGTATTGTTCGATCAGGGTCTCGATATCGAAGTCGGGCCACCAGCGACGCTGTGCGTCGATCTGAGGGAAACAGCGGTACAACTCGTCATAGAACTCTGGCTCAGTTGCGACCACGTCCCCGATTCGACGAATAGCCACAGAGTGCAATGGAATTCCAACTCGCGTGTTGGAACCGGTCACTGCTGCACGGTCGTAGAACTCGCAGTAGGGAGCACCATGCTCTTCTGCGATGAACTTCAGAACGTCGTCCATCTGCCAGTCGTAAATAATCTTGGCAAATTTCAACGGCATTCCGCGCTTGAGTCCGAAGGGAAACACGATGTAGTTCTCGTGCAGCTTCTGAACCAGAGATCGGTATCTCATCATCGACTCAGCCGCTCGCACGCCAGTTATGAAGGCGACGCTGCCCTTCTTTCCTTGCATCGTGTAGTAATCGACGGCCTCTGGAAGTGGCTTAGTTGCATCTAGTCCGAACGACTCTGCCGTAATTGCCCCCTCAGGCATCTCACGGACCCAACGCCCTTCCTTCTTTCGTTGCGCACCCCACAGAATTACAGATTGCCTTCTACCTAAAACCCAAACCTCTCCCCCATAGGGGAGGCAGTACCACTCCATGTCAACCCAATCAAAATCCTTGACCATGTTGACGTAATCCAGCACCAAGGGACTGACCATTTCTTCATCTCTAAAGATGACTTTGACCGGCCCCAAATTGCGTTCTTCGTGAATTTCTTTCGCCAAATAGAGAACCGCAGTACTGTCTTTTCCGCCAGAGAACTGAACACACACTGTGTCGAATTGGTCATAAACGTGTCGGATTCGTTGTCTCGCAGCATCCACACAAGAGATGTCAAGAAACATTCTTTGTCGTGTCATACTTCAGAATGTGCGTCTAAAAACGCCATAACCTTCTCGGCGGTAGTGCCCCCATCGTAGGCAGGAGCACTCCGGAGCCAACGAACGAACTGATACCAACGCTTCTGTTGTTCCGGATTATCGAACACCAACGTATATTGAACAACCGCTTGTGGGGCGACTCCCTGCGGCGTAACCGTGCTTCCCTGCAGCACGATGTCCTCGTGGTTAACGTCGTCACCGGCAACGATTCTGCGTTCGCCGTTTTCGTCCTCTTCGATAATCATCTCTGGAGGAAAGAAGGTAGATGACCCGCCGTCCTTATCAGATTGTCCCTCGGCTTGTTCTTGATACAGCGCTATTTCGAAGTCATCCCACTGAAGGTCCGACATCAGATCGTCGTATTGATCCACAACCGCAACGATCATGTCAACCGCCTTGGTGTGGTCCGTGTGCCCCAACTCCATCGTGCGATTGTCAGTTAGAGCGAAAGCAATAGCGCGCTCGTTGTCTGCGTCCAAAGGAACTGCCGCTATGTGGGTCCAACCCAACTTCTTGGCAGCCTGTACCTGGTGGTTACCGGCGATAACGGTTGCCTTGCCGTCCGTGTTTTCACGGATGACAATGGGCTTGACCTGTCCGAACTCGTTGTACGACGCAGCAATGGCATCGACGTTGCCGACTCTGGGATTATTCTCTAGAGGCTGGAGGCTGTCTAGCGGAACCAGTAGATCGAGAAGAGATTCGTGAGCTTTGTGGTTCATACCTGTGCCCGCACATTCGCGTTAAGGGTTCGCATCGCGTCGATAGATGTTCGCAAGGAGAGCAACTTCTCCCGTTTCGCTTTTAGTAGGGCTTCCGATATTTTGTACTCAAAGTGTTCATCAGCCATTTTGTAGTCGGCCCAGGATTCCCGCTCCTTGATCGACCCCTTGGCAGACAAATACTCCTTAGCCCACGCTGACTTGTACCTTGCTTCTTTCTTGGCGTTATCCTCAGCGAGGCTTTCAAAAGCTTCTGTTTCGTTTTCTAACTCATCAAGGAAATGAAGCAGTCGTTGCTCAATCTCTACTTGGCTAATGGGACCTCTAAAGTTCATTATGTTTCCTCACAACATGGGACCAATCGATGGATTCCAAAGCCTCTAAATTCTTCTTTGGCCACTCCTGATCGGAGAGACCGAAGTGGGTGCGTCCCATTTGTTCCAAGATCCATGCGTCGCACATGTCGTCGGCACCCTTGCCCTCCCAAACTAATCCAGTTCGGGCAGAAATTGCGGAGACGACTTCAGTCTTCGACGCATTGCCTCTTCCGGTTGCGAACTTGGCACGACAAGTCGGAGGGATGTCCACGAAGACATAATTATCCTCGTACAGGGCAAGCCGAATAACGCCTCCTAGCTCCCCGATGGAATGGGCCTGACTGGCTCGTGAAGCGAATGAGTAACCCTCGATCAGCACCACATCCGGGCGATGTTCCCGACAGACGAGCATGACCTCATCCCTGATCGCCGCAAGCCGTTCCGCACCCTTCTTCTTGACAGCAATCGCGTCCATGTCTCCGTCACAGGAATAACCCGTCGATGTGAGAGATAGATCGAGACCCATAAACTTCACGGCTTCGTCCACCATCCCGGAACAGCTAATCCAAGTTCGATAGCCAACTTCGGATGACTCCCAATGCGGTCGTGACATTCTCGACAAACTGCCATGCAGTTGTCCTCATCGAGAATCGAACCACCCTGAGATCGACGTTTTAGCTCATGGATATCGACACTGGCTTTGCGTTGATACAGGGTCGCCTCATCATGCCTAGCGAAGACCGGGCACGCCTCGCAATAGGGTCGCTCAGCCAGCAGTCGACTAACAAGACTGCGGCGTTCGACATATTCTTTTGACTTCTTCTTACTGCGAGGGCGAAGAGAGCCTGTGCGTTTCAGTGGGGCACCACGCTTCATGGGCTGCTTGCGTTTCATAGAGCGTCACTGGTCACCCGATCGAATTCCCACTTATTCTCGAGTGTGTCCCATAGGGCTCGATCGATAGCCGTGTCTTCCATGTCGTACTGCGTCATGAGTTCGCGATGGCGGATGATGGCTCGCCGATAGAAATTGGCGGTTTCGAAAGGACTCATATCTATGGGCTGACCAGTGCTGATCATGCCCACAACCTGGTCGAGCCTTTTTTCGACATGGAATTTGAATCGCTCGATCTTCGCCTTGCGTGAGGCGTAAGCGGCTTCAGCTTCTCTGGCCAGTTTCCGACCATCCCGACCCATGGCCACATAGCGATTGTTGTCTGCCTCGGCATTGGCCTCGATTTCTTGGATCTGGCTAATGAGGTTCTCCGCCAGTGCCGTGAGAGCTCGTTTCCATCGATCCCAATTGTCGGTTTCGAGAAGCGCTTCTCGTTGTGACGGCGAAAGTTTGTTCTTCACTTCCTCCGCGACCAGTTGGGCAAAACCGTCGTCTGTGAGGCTCATGAGTTGCTCTTAACGAATGCCGGGCACTGGGGCTTGTAGGAACACCAGTTACACAGGTTCGATACTCGCGTCGGAAACGTCCCAGTCTTAACGGCTGTATCTATGGCCCATTTAGTAGTCACAACGTAGGATTTCGTTTCCTCGACATCTAGTTCGGTAAAGTTTGAGTGGATCTCCTGGCCATCTTTTAGATACAACAATTTCAAGGTGTCCGGAGTGCCGATTCCAAGCGCCCATACTAGCGCAGCATAGATCTTGAGTTGGAGGAATGGATCGTCCTTGTACTTCGGTACCCACTCTTGGGTGTTTCGATCAAAGCGGAAAGGGTTGTTCCCGGTCTTGTAGTCGACGATGCAAGTGCCGTCTTCGCCGTCCAGCCGGTCGATGAAACCCTTGAGGTTTATGCCGTCCAATTCGCCGTTGAGTTCGTACTCGAGACCCTTCGAAACAACTTGTTTCGGATTCTCGACCTTCCACAAGTTCTCGACACACCACCATGCCTTGTTCTTGAATTCACGCAGAGCTTTGGTCCCAACGACGTAGGGATCTAGTTTCTCAATCCATCCCCCCTCGTCCACCGTGGTTCCCAACGGCGCGTCTCGGACTCCGGCAGGGCCGTAGAAGAGCTCCTGAAACATCGGCTTAACCGCTTCTTTGGTCCGCATGGGGATTTCGAGGCCGTAGAAGACCTCAAGGAAATCGTGGACAAAGTTCCCCAGCAGGGCTTCCTTACTCGTACCCCGTGGGAGATAGTCAATCTTTTCGTACTTGAATTTCTGGGGGCACTGATGGAAAGTCGACATTGAAGATGGCGACAGGTGTGGTGGGGCGACGAGTGCCTCAATGATTTCGTCAGAAACGACGCCCCAATGCATGGCTTGTCGTCCGTTCGCCTGTGTCACTTGGCCCATCGCAGCGACGCGACCTTCCTCAACCAGCTCGATGCGTCGCGGTCTTTCAGTACTGCCGGAAAGTTGTAGGGCACCTTGGATTTGTTTGTCCGTTGCAGGACCGTTTTCTTTCAGGTAATCAAATACCTGCTGCCGTAAATTAACAGCAGACGGTCGCATGGCTTTAGCTGCGGCTTCACTGGTGACGCTGTGGCGGACGAAGGGTAGTTTTTCGTCCGACATTACTTCTCCAGCTCTAGGGCTTCGGCTCGACTGATGGATTCGGATTCGGCGTGTTCCAAACTCTTGCGAAGAACGCACACGCATTCCAACGACCCTTCGTCGTCGTAACAAATCATCCTGTGACCGGATCCGCTCGTGATCCAGCTCATGACTCGTCACCCTCTTCCTCCGGCTCAACGACAGTTGCGTTGAAGGAAAGACGAATGCCTTCTTCGGCAAGAGCAGTCACATCAACTATCGTTGCCGTTTCCGCAGTGGGCTTTGGGCGTCCGCCGGAATACTCGACCCAGAACTTGTTGAGGTCGTTACGCTGTTCCTCCGACAAGCTTCCAGCGATGCTGACGAAGTTCGACCACGCAGCCTCCACCTTCGGATCGACAGGCTCGGCCGCTTCTAGTTCGAGGGCCTCGTCGGAGCGTGCAAGGTAGATGCCTACCCCTAGTGCCTGAGCTGCCTTCTTGAGGGCGTCACTGACTGCACCCTTGAACTCGTTTCCGAGATCAAGCGGCTTGTCGCCACCCTTCATGTATTTGACCTCCTGACCACCGAAGCCATCCTTGTGGACAACGGATCCGTCGATGATGGCGGTCAGAGTGACGTGGGCGATGATCCAATCTGGCGTGATTGAATCACGATGGCAGCCCTTGACGGCATAAGACCAACCGTCGACTCCCAACACGTTGTTGAGGCGGGATATGACCTCGCTGATCGGGATATAGGTCAACGATGCTCCACCCTTACGGAGGGTCGATTCGACCTCTTTGGGAAATGGTTCGCTGAGCTTGGATAGTATTTCGCTCATCGGGCTGCGCCCTTTCTGACGATAACACTCGTCTTTGGTTCACTTGCTTCACAGTAGAGGTCGGCTGTCAGGCCGATCTCGTTCAACTTCCCGACCCTCCAATAGGAGGGTGCGAGGTAGTCGAGTATTTTGAGTCCCATTTCGGACCCAGACATGAGGACTTCACCGGTGTCCATGTCCACGGCAGCGTGTTCCAGCCGCTCCATGACCGCACCAGCTAGTTCTTTGTGTTGCCAGGACTTTCGGCTTGAGGCAACTTTGCGTTCGATCGTGGCTCCGTCGCGAAGCTCGATCAATGGCTCGGATTCCATGAGGTCGCCAAGCTTGTGGGTGAGGCTGTCGTAGACGATGCCAAGATCGATCTTCGCCAGGTTCATTTCCAACACGAGGTCGGCAACTTCGGATGCATCTTCAGGAGTATGTTCGACACGTTCGTCGAGCTCTGCCAGAAGGCTGCGGAGGGTAGCAATGTCCTCCAGATTCATTAGTAACTCCGGATCTCTAGACGTTTTTAGTAGCTTGCCTAGACAACGATAGCGATCGTCTTGCGCTGTGGCAACCCCAATCCGGTTAAATTCGTGAAGGCTCCTGTGGCGGAGTCGACTTGATCATCATGATCGGCGGCTTCCGGGAAGGACGACAGTTCGTCCAACCAGTCTGTAAGCCATGCACTCCGCACACACCGAACGTTGCCGTTAGCGACGGCGGCGGCAAAGGGCCTGGCACGGGTCACCTTGTCACCGGTAGCGCGTATGCCGACGAAATCGTAACCGGGGAGAATGTATCTGGCGTACTGGTCGACTAACGCCTTGCCGGACGATCCCGGCTCCTGCTCCATCCTGATAGCCACAGTTGGCCCGTCTTCGTAGGCCGTTTGCGCAATCAACTGTTCTACCTTTTCTCCCCTGGCCCTTATACGTTTCACATCGAGAACGTAGGAGATGCCCTGATCGAACATCATCAAAGTTCCAACGGTCCAGTCAGGATTCGGATTCGATGAAGATGGCTCGGTTGCCGCCAAGTCCCAAAACCGCACGGCGCGTGCTTGCGCTGTTAGCTGTGGAATTTCGTTCGCATCGAGAATCACTACGGATTCACGATCAAAGAGCGACCCGAGAGTGGTCGCCCACCAGTCACCCTCTTCGAGTCGTCGACGTTCGATCGGATCCAAAGCCTGCAGGGATTGTCGGTAGGACTCTGAGTCAATGCCCGGATTGTCGGCGAGGAAAGATGGCACGAACACGCGCTTCTCGGACTTGCCCTCGACGATGAAACGTTGTCTCACCCAGTTGGGGGCAGGGTTCGAAGCGCATCTCATTCGTAGAGGGACCTTCGATAGTGGGCCGGAAGCCGGGCGGCGCAAACGTGAGAATAGGTATCGGTAATCTGATTCTCTGATTTCAGTGACTTCGTCCATTCCAATGAATTGGAATTCGGCACCTTTGTAACGGAGGTAATCCTGGCTGTTGTTCAGATACCCAAATGAGATTCGAGCCCCCGATGGAAATGTCGCCGTGTAGGTGTTCGCGTTCCAGCGGACATCGTCCTCCTGCCCGATCCACATTAAGAAACGATCCATGATCGCTCCCGGCAGAGCGAGGTCGGCGTAGGTCCGACGAAACAAGATGGCTGAATATTGTGGGACATCCACATATTGGAGGGCCGCCATTAGGAGGGCCGAGCTTTTGCCTCCACCAGCAGCTCCGCCGAACAGGGCTTCCAAAGAATAAGTTCGCAGGAAGACCTTTTGAGTTAGCGAAGCATCTTCTGGGCAGTGTGGGGATGCCTTGGGTTCAAGGTAGTCGAGGACTTTATTCCAGTCTTGCGTCACCCTGGTTCCTCTCTATCTGATCTATTCTAGAATAGGTGACAATCAACAGTTCGCAGGCCACTACAGTGAGGACCGCATGAATATTAGACAGAGGATGCTCGGTTGGGTGGAGCGAGACAAATCCGCCAATCTACTGATGGTATCATTTGTTATCCTTACAGGCATAGGCGCTGGAATGATTGACACGTCTTTAGGCCTAATCGCCGGAGGTCTGGCTTGTGGCATATTTGGATTTTTACTGGGTCTTGAGTAAACATGGCATGGAACTCCTCTAACAAGGCGCTGGACGGGATTCAGCAAAAGGTCGTAGGTCCTGGGGCGCCGATTTCGGCGAACCCAACCCTGGTCGGTCAGCCTTATAGCGATGCTTGGGATATTGAACGTGCCTACAAGGAGGGCATGCAGAAGGTCACTTGGGTGGCCAGATGCATCGACGCCATCGCCGGGAACCAAGCTCGTCTGCCCATCATCCTCAGGGAGGGAAACGCTCCCGATGGAAAGATCGTGACCAATCGGGCCACGATGGATCAGAACTCCCTTCTCAACGTTCTTAATTCGAAGTCGAATATCGGCGAGAACTCCTTCATCTTTAGATACAGACTTTCGTCACAACTCCTGCTTGGTAGCCGTGGGGCCTTCATCGAGAAGGTTCGAGGACGCGATGGTTCCATTATCGGGTTGAATCTGCTCCCACCGCAGCACACCGCCCCTATTCCTCATCCCAAGACATTTGTGTCCGGATATGAAGTGTCATTGCCCGACGGCCGGAAACTCACCCTCAAGCCTGAAGACGTATGTTGGGTGCGTCGTCCACACCCTCTTGACCCATACCTGTCCTTGACTCCCATGGAATCAGCTGGCATTGCTATTGAGATCGAGAACCTTGCCAAGCTCTATAACCGCAACTTCCTCCTCAACGACGGTCGACCTGGTGGGTTGTTGGTCCTCCGTGGAGAAATCGAGGATGACGACAAGAACGAATTGCGCACTCGCTTCCGTGGCAATCTCGGTCGAGTTGGATCAACCACTGTGGTTTCCGCTGACGACGGAGTTGATTTTGTAGACACTTCTTCCAGCCCAAGAGACGCCGCCTACATCCAGATGCGCCAAATCACCAAGGAAGAAATTCTGGCCTCGTTTGGTGTTCCCGAATCCGTTATCGGCAATGCGTCCGGAAGAACCTTCAGCAATGCTGGCGAAGAAATCCGAGTGTTCTGGATGGAAACGATGCTGCCCCACCTCGAACCATTGGCTCGCGCTTTAGATGAATTGGATCCTGTCCACTACATCGACTTCGATACCACGACTGTTCCCAACTTGATTATTTACAAGCAAGAGCGAGATCGCTACCTGATGGACGAACTCCAGCAGGGGCTTATTAGTGTGAATGAATATCGTGAAATGACCGGCAAGGACACGGTCAAATCCGAACTTGCCGATTCATTGTTGATGAACCCGAATCTCACGCCAATAGCCAATACAGAGAAGGAAATGGAGCAGCCCAGCGCAATGGTGGGTGGACAACCGGGAGCGCCACAACCCGGCATGCCAATGCCTGGGGGCGGAGAGCCCCCGGGCAACGGCCAACAGCCCCTCGATCCGAACACGATGCAAGGTGCCATGGCGGCTCAAGGTGGCCCTCCACCCGCCGGTGGTCCTCCGCCTGCCCCGGCGGACATGGGTCAGCTATCTGGCGAGCCGAAGTTCATCGAGACCAAGGAAGACGAAGAGTTCGGACAAGACTACGAACGATGGACGGACATACTGGACCGCAGCTTCGAACGCCTGTTCGAACGTCAGCAACGTGTAGTCCTGGAGAAAGCAACAAGCCGAAAGGCGCGCTCACTTATTAGTGATGGATCGCTAGAAGTTGAGAACATCTTTACTCTCGGAACCTGGGATCGACAAATAGATGAAGATATTCGTCCAGTCTTGAATTCCATCATAAAAGATTCCCAAATAGCTCAGTCAACCAAATCTTCAGAGTATGCGCCACCCTCTCGGGAAGACGTACAGGTTCAGTTGAACGCCCAGATGGACCGCATCAAGGCCATCAACGTTGAGACTGAGACAAAGATTGGGAGCATGGTGCTCGAAACCATGCGTTTACAGGACGAAGACAGACGCCATGCGGCCCTGAAGGGTGATTTGGTCGGCTTGTTTGCCAGTCTTTTAGCCAAAACGCCTGTTGCGGTCTCTGAAGACGAGGCCCGAAGGGCATGGACCTTCGCTATCAGCTAATTTCTGTAAATTAGTTTACGGAAACTGACTGTCGTAAGACTGTTACTTACACAGTAGACCCCCTTCTGTCGTTTATCATTAGTGACGGAGGTGGCTACATTGTCGAACAACATTCTCACAGATGTCAAGTTTAAGGCCCGTTCCGGTGCTCAAGTCGCCGTCGATAAGGCCGAAGGCATCGTTGAGTGCTTCGTGGCTGGTATAGGCAACAAGGACAGCGTCGGAGATATTGTTCTGCCTGGAGCTTTCACAGAAAGTCTCAAACGTCGTAAGCCACGGGTGGTCTGGGGACACAGCTGGAACGATCCCATCGGGAAGGTTCTCGAGATTTACGAGGTTCCCAACTCGGACCCCCGACTCCCGCAAAAGATGAAGACTGCCGGAATCGGCGGCCTATTCGCAAAGGTCCAGTTCAATCTGGGAGCGGAAAAGGGACGAGAAGCATTCGCTAACGTCGCTTTCTTCGGCGAAGAGCAGGAATGGTCCATCGGCTACAAGACTCTTCAGGCCAACTTCGATCCGATCAAACAGGCCAACATGCTCAAAGAGGTCGAACTCTATGAGGTGAGCCCTGTGCTTCATGGTGCTAACCAACTCACAGCGACCATCTCCGTCAAGGACGGAGAACATGGCGCTTGCGGTTTGGATGGATGCGAATGCGGCACCAAGACGATGGAGAGCGAACCAGAGGCAGCTGAAGAGGGTGTCGTATTTGAGAAGGGCTTCATGATGGGCCGTGCGCCCATGTTGATGATTCCTCTCCCCATGCCTGATCGGCCGGATCCTGGCAAACACGAGGAAACCACTAGGGACATTTGGTCTCGTGGAGAAGCCGGTCCCATTGATATGGATGCCCGTATTGCCCTCGCCCAGGAAATCCATGGGCGGACAAAGGTGCCGATCAAGATCGTTGAAGCCACTGAAAATATGGTGGTGTTCCTCCGCAAGATGGTGGATCAAACCACCCGCATGTATCGAATGGGATACCACAAGACAGACGATGGTAAATACATATTCGGGAAGCCTGCCCGCGTTAAGCCGCAGACAATTTACTCGCCGATCAGTACCCCAGGACCGCCTAGTCCCTTCGGTCATCCGCATCACAAACCAAGCCCCATCCAGGGGAAGGACCCGGGGACAAAGAATCTGCCGATTCTTGTTCCTTGCACAGTCGAACAGTTGTTCGAGGCCAAGTCATTTCTCGAGCCGGTTCTCAAACACTATGACGTGGAAGCTAAAGCCACCAACGATGGACTGTTGCTCACTGGTGGTGGGGCGGACTTCCGGGATGCAGCCGAAACGGCCATCAAGGCCCTAGGAGGAAAACTGGGGCGAGGTGGTGGCCTGGGAAAAGCGCGTAGGGCCGGACGGGCCCTACAACTCTTCGACCCGGACGCATGGGACGGAGATAACGACGGACTAGTCCAAGAAGGCACCCCGTTCGAACGACCTTCTATTCCTGGAATCAACACAAACTTCCCGGGCCAGCGCCACACGCGCAGAAAGCCACGGGGGATGCCGAAAGACAATCGCACTCCTGGTCCCTCTCGTGACGGTGACACGTCCACGCGACC